ATCAACCATTTCTCCGGTGGCCTGATAGATTTCGGTGAATGATGCCTCGTTATTTGCTCGATCAGGACCGTTCGCGGGAATGGCGAAGGCAGACCGCGCTCATGCAGCGGCTTGAAAATCAATTCGTCCCTAAGTTATCCACAGAAATCTATCAGGCCACCGGAGAAATGGTTGATCGCTGGAAGATGACCCGCGAGGTCACGATCCCGCGCGGCTTCCAGTCTCAGATCGAGGAAGTCTATCGGCAGATGGTTGTCGCTGGCGCAACTTCGTTTGGCGCACGTATATTCGAGCAAGCCAAGTCTCTGGGCGTGCATATGGAGCGCAAGGAAGACTTCGCGCAGAACATGCTCATGGAGGCTATGAAATATTTAGCCCGTGAGGTTATCCGAGAACGGATCGGCGGCGTCGTTATGACAACCCGCGCCAATATCATTCGCGCTATCGCTCGCGGCTTTGTCGAAGGCCTTGGGCAAGACGAGATAGCCGATATGATTATGGAGCAAGCGCCTCAAGTATCTGAAAGCAGAGCTAAAACTATTGCGCGAACGGAAGTTCATGGCGCCGCAAACTACGGATCATTGCAGGCTGCAAAGAAAGCTGGCGTCTCATCCAAAAAGGAATGGCTCTCGGCGCAGGACCTACGCACGCGATCTATCGAGGCTGGCGATGACTGGGATCACCTTACTTATGACGGCACGACTGTTGGCATGGATGAAGTCTTTGCATTTGAATCTGCCAAGGGTCAACGCGACCTTCTGCAATACCCCGGCGATCCTTCCGGCGCTGGTGGGAATGTAATTAATTGCAGGTGCACGATGGCCTTCACGGTCGATCTTGAGGCTTTGTTGTGATTAAAATCCAAAAATGATAGGGTTCACCCATGCCTAAGCCGCACACAGACGAAGGCCGTGATGATTTTCTTGACCGTTGTATGGGCGATGATGAATCTGTTGCAGACTTCCCGGATGCAGATCAGCGTTACGCAGTCTGCAATTCGATCTGGCGCGAAAGGTCGAAAGTAATGAAGCATCAGTCAGTCGCCCTCGAATTGAAGCGCGAACCGGACAACGATGGCGTTTTTGAGGGTTACGCATCCGTTTTCGGCGTGGTCGATCAGGGAATGGATGTCGTCGCCCGTGGCGCGTTCTCCAAGTCGCTGGGCAAGCGCCGGGTCAAGATGCTCTGGCAGCACGATATGGCCCAGCCAATCGGCGTCTGGGATCAGATCGACGAAGACGAGCGCGGCCTTTTCGTGCGTGGCCGTCTGCTTAAAGAAGTCGATAAGGGCCGCGAGGCTATGGCCTTGCTACGCGCTGGCGCAATTGACAGCATGAGCATCGGCTATCGCACGATAGAAGCCATGCCGGAAGCTGAAGGCCGCGTGCGTAAATTGACCGAGGTCGATCTTTTCGAGATTAGCCTTGTGACTTTCCCTATGCTGCCAGACGCTAAAGTGACGGCGGTTAAATCAATCAAGACTATTCGTGAATTTGAGAAGGCTTTGCGGGACGCTGGCTTTTCTCAGAATGAAGCTAAAGCCATTGCGGCTGAAGGCTTCAAAGGGCTTGCCGCTCATCGGGACGATGTAAAGGCCGAGCCGGACACCGGGAGCCTCGCGGCTCTCATTTCGGAAATCGGATTACTTCAGGAGAAAATCAATGTCCGATGATATTAAACAGGCCGTCGAGGCCGTGAAACTCGTCAATTCGTCGTTCGAAGAGTTCAAGCGCGTTAACGACCAGCGCATTGCTGAGATCGAAAAGAAGGGCGTTGCCGATCCTCTGCTTGAGGAAAAGATCGCTCGCATCGAAGCCGATCTGACCAAGGCGCAGGCCATCGCTGACGAGGCTGCTCTCGCTTCCAAGCGCCAGTCGCGCGTTGTGACTGATGAGAAGGGCGACCGCGTTGATCTCGATGCCAAGGCTTCCGACTGGGCTGGTATGCTTGCCCGTCGCCGTGGTGAAACTGTTCCGGCGTTCAACGCTGCTGGCATGGACGCTTACAAGGCGGCCTTTGATCGCTTTCTCCGCAAGGGCGAAGAGATCATGTCGGTTGACGAGCGCAAGGCTTTGTCGGTTGGCACCGATCCTGATGGCGGCTATGTCGTCAATCCCGATCTGTCTGGCCGGATCGTCATGAAAGTGTTCGAAAGCTCCCCGATGCGCGCATACGCGAGCATTCAGGTTATTTCGTCTGACGCTCTCGAAGGCTTGTTCGATCTGGACGAAGCAGCATCGGGTTGGGTTGGCGAGACGGACAGCCGCACTGAGACGAACACGCCTGTGCTCGGCAAGTGGCGCATTCCGGTTCATGAAGTTTATGCAAAGCCGAAGGCCACGCAGAAGCTCTTGGACGATGCCTCCATCAACATGGAAGCATGGTTGGCGTCGAAGGTCGCTGAGAAGTTTGCCCGTGACGAAGCCAACGCTTTCGTCGTCGGCAACGGCTCTAATAAGCCCCGTGGCTTCCTGACCTATGCTTCCGGCACGACCCTGCCCGGAACCATCGAGCAGTTTCCCACAGGCGCTTCTGCGGCTCTGGCGTCTGCGCCTGATGGTGGCGATGCTCTCATCAACGCCCTCTATGGCCTGAAGCAGCAATACCGCGCCAACGCGACTTGGTTCATGAACCGCTCCACGACGCGTCTGGTTCGCCGCGCCAAGGACAGCGATGGCGCTTACATCTGGTCGCCGGGCATTCAAGCAGGCCAGCCTGCCACGCTGCTTGGCTACCCGGTGGCGGCGTTCGAAGACATGCCCGATCCGGCTGCGTCTTCGCTCTCCATCGCCGTTGGCGATATGCGCGAAGCTTACCAGATCGTGGATCGCCTTGGCATCCGCACGCTGCGTGACCCATACTCTGCTAAGCCCTACGTGGAATTCTACACCACGAAGCGCGTCGGCGGCGATGTCGTTAACTTCGAAGCGATCAAGCTGATCCGCCTCGGAGCGTAACAAAAGAGGGGCGGCAATAACGCCGCCCCTTTCCACTGAGACAGGTTTGACCCTGTAGATAGTAGGAGAAAACAATGCGTGATATGCTTTCGAATAAGCAGGTCGTCCTGCTCGGTACTGTTACCCTTTCCGGCACTACCCCCGGCGCAACGTCGTGGGTTGATACGCGTGAATACGATGCTTGCACCATCGTCCTCGTTACGCAGACGGTGACGGATGCTGGCGATTCTGCTGGCTTCACCTTCACCGCCCAGCATAGCGACCTGACGACTTCTGCGTCGGCGGCTGCGATTGTTGCGGCGGATAGCGTGAACGGCGTCATTGCTCTTAGTGTTACCGCTGATGCTGATGACGACAAGGTTATCGGCGGCATCGGTTACAAGGGGTCGAAGCGTTATGTGCGCCTGAACGGCGTTGGCACCACTGGCACAAACGCCGTCGTCAAGGTGCTGGCGATCCTCAACAAGCCCCATCGGGCTGCGACGACCTTCGTCGGTACGGCGGTCGCTGCCACCTGATAAGGCTGGGGCGGGCTTTGTCCCGCCCCTTTTTCTGCGTAAGGAGCAAAGACTATGAAGGCAGAGATCATCGCCCCGCAGGGCTTTCGAGCCGCGCCGGAAGGCCATACGGTCGTCCTGTTTGAGAAGGGCCAGATTGTAACCGGATGGCTTGCAGAAGAAGCTGTTATCACCGGGGCCGCACGCAAGATCGATGAAATTGCTGAGACGCTGGAACACAAGTCAGAGCCAGAGCCTCGCCGCCGTGGAAGACCTCGAAAGGTTCAGGAATGACGCTTCGCCCGTCCATCCCGCTCTATCAGCAACGCGGCTCGGTTATTGTCACGGCTCCCGCAAGCGAGCCTGTGACGGCGGCTGAATTGCGGACGCATCTGCGCGTAGATAGCACGGAGCTACCGGACGCGGAGGCCAATGCGCTCATTACTGAAAGCCGCCAGATGATTGAGGACGAGACGGGCCTTGCGTTTATCTCGCAGTCTTGGAGGCTCTCGCTTGATCGCTGGCCGGGAGGCCAAGAGGCGTGGTGGGATGGCGTGCGCCAGATGGCGATCAGCGAATTGTATGCGCCGAACTATATGACCAGCGTTCCGCTTCCTCGCTGGCCGCTGGCTTCGATCACCACCGTGACTGTCTTTGATGAGGACAGCAACTCGCAGGCTGTTACGGTTGCAGACACTTTCGATGTTGACACCTATCAGGTGCCGGGGCGGATCACGTTGAAGCGTGGCTCGACTTGGCCTATCGCTCTGCGTGCTAACAACGCCATCCAGATTGTTTACGCGGCTGGCTATCCTAACGCAGCGGCAGTCCCGGCGACACTTAAGCGGGCGCTCAAGCAATTGGCGGCGTTCCTCTATACGAACCGGGGCGATTCTTGCTCCCCGACTGACGCATTGATGAAGTCTGGCGCAGATCAGGTCTTGGCTATCTATCGCCCGATGAGGGTCTAATGACTTACCCGAGCGGCCTTGATGTATCGCGCGGCAATGTGCAGGGCGTTCGCGTTCTGCATCACTTTGGGCGCAACACAGCCATCGGCTCAACCTTCACGCCCGTGACACGCTCAGGCTTCTATCGCACGCCGCAAGTTTCCGGGGCTACGGCTCTGCGCATCAAGGCGGGAGGCAATGCAAACGACACGGCGAACGGCAGCGGGGCGCGGGCGATTACGCTGGTCGGGCTGAACGCTGACGGCGAATTGATTTCGGAAGTGATCGCCACGGCAGGTGCGTCGGCCTCTGCGCCAACGGTGCAAACCTTTATCCGATTGATGGATACATTCGTTTCTGCGTCCGGCACGTACGCCACGCAGACTTCGCCATCTCACGTTGGCAACATTACTATTCAAGCTGCTGCTGGGGGCGCTGACTGGGCGCTCATATCAGACGGGTCCTTCCCTCGCGCCGATAGCGAGATCGGGGCCTACACGGTTCCTAAAGGCCACAGCGCGTATGTGCAGGCGATACGCCTTTCATCCAGCGCAGACAAGAAAGCCAACATCATCCTATTTAAAAGGAGCGGCATCCTTGAAACGGTGGCTCCTTATTCTCCAATGGTGCTTCTGGCAGAGTTCCCAGAGGTAAGCGGGACGGTTACGGTTGATTACGATCCCCCGCTTTCTTTCCCGCAGCTAACCGATTTCGGCTTCATGGCGTCGGTAGCAGCCTCAACGGTCGATGTGACGGTTAGCTTCGATGTGATAGAGTGCATCCCATGAAATGCTGCGACATCAATTCGGGGATGCTCAGGGAGCCTGTGACGTTCCAGCGTCAGACGCGCACATCCGATAGCGCAGGTGGGCAGACGCAGACATGGGCGACTGTCTCAGGCGCCCCCACGCGGGCTTACGTTAAAGCGGCAAGCGGGAGCGAACGATTTTCGCATGATCGTATTGAGGCAACCATTCGCCTGAAGCTGGTCACGCGATATAATTCTGGCTTGCTAGAAAGCGACCGGGTGCTGATCCGATCCAAGGCGCACAATATTCGCTTCATCAACAACATCGAGTTTCGCAATCAATGGCTGGAAATTCTTGTTGATGGCGGGGTGGCGTCGTGAGGCAGATCACCATAATTATTCCAAACCTTGACGCGGTGCAGAAAGCCATCACGGAATATGGCGTAAGGGCTGAGGCGGAAATATCAAAGGCTCTTAACGCTACTGGGACTAGCATCGTCAACGGCGTTAAGAAGCAGATGCGTTCGTCTAAGTCTGGCAAGCGTTACAAGCGAGGCAAGACTGGGCGCGACCATATCGCCTCTGCGCCATATGAAGCACCTGCCGTGGATAGTAACTTCCTGATCAATCGTTCTCTTTATGAATTAAAAATCAAGACCTTACATTTTGCTGAGGGCAGCAACATCAAATATTCTGAGCACCTTGAGTTTGGCACAAGGAATATGGCCCCGCGACCGTCTTGGACGCTTGAGGTATTCGCTCATCGTGAGATATTGGGCAAGTTTATCGAAGAAGCTATCAAGAGGGCTTCAAAATGAAAGCCGCCGCGCTCCAGCAGGCGATCTATAACCGCCTCAACGATAGCAGCGTGACCAGCCTGTTGTCGGCGGCTTACTCGCCGCTTGTGCCAATCTTTTCCATCGGCAGCGTTCCGCAGTCGGCAGACAGCGAAAGCGATTCCGCTTTTCCGTATATTACCTTCTACGCCCCGGCCATCACTCCGTTTGATGAAAAAGACAACGTAGGCGGATCGGCTGTCGTTCAGGTTGATGTGTGGGCTCGCACGCTCTCTGATCTAGCGGTTAATCAGATTGGCGATGCTGTCGATGCGCGTCTTCGCAGGCAACCTCTTTCGATCAGTGGGGCTACACACATCACCACTGAATTGATTACATCAGACTTGATGGGCGATCCTGACGGGAAGACCAAACATTTCATGGTTCAATACCGTGTCTTGTGGATCAACACTTAAAACTGTATATTTTGCCGTATCTCAAGAGGTAAGCGATGGCAGTCTCCGGCAGAAAACTCAGGATTAGTAGAGCCGGGACGGCTATCGTCGGCGCGCGAACGGATAGCGTGACGATTAACAATGAGCCTATCGACATTACGGATAAGGACGACGCTGGCTGGAGAACCATGCTGGCGGATGTCGGCGTGCGTTCGTTGTCCTGTGAGGTCGAGGGCGTTCTGAAGAACGCCACTCTGCTGGGGATCGGCGTCGGAACCTCATCCGCTTTGCTGGAAGCCTGCACCGCCGAGGTCGAAGGCATCGCTACATTCAGCGGCAACTTCTACCTGCAAAGCATTGCGCTAGGCGCAGAGCAAGCGGACACGGTGACGTTTACCGCAACGCTCGAAAGCGCCGGGACTGTCACGGCCACCATCGCTCCATATAATACCGTCCTCCCGGCGATCACTGGCACCGCCACTGTGGGCCAGACGCTCACCACCACCAACGGAACATGGGCCGGAGATGCCACGATCACATTCGCGCGCCAGTGGCAGCGCGGCAACGTGGCGGATCATGGCGACCCGTCTTGGACAAACATCGCATCGGCTACGAACCTCACATATGTCTTGCAGGTTGCAGACAGTGCGAAGCGTATCAGGTGCATCGTAACGGCCACCAATTCTGAAGGCTCCACGGTGGCGCTGTCTAACATCGTCGGGCCTATCGCATAAATCTGAAAGGATACTAAAATGCCTGCTGTCTCTGGTCGTAAACTCCGCATCAAGAAGGGCGGCACTGCTGTTGCTGGCGCTCGAACCGATAGCCTTACCATCAACAATGAACCCATCGACATCACCGAGAAGGACGATGCTGGCTGGCGCAAGTATCTTGCTGACGTTGGCGTTCGCTCTATCGACGCCGAAGTTGAAGGCGTGCTTGAAGACAGCACCCTAATTGCCATCTCTGTCGGCGCGGCTGCGAACCTTCTAGCCGCCTACACGCTGGAGATCGACGGCATTGGTGACTTCGCTGGCAACTTCTATCTCGCCAGCTTTGCCATCACAGGTGAGCAGGCCGACACTGTGACGTTCACGGCATCGATCCAGTCGTCTGGAACGATTACGTTTACGGCTGATTAATAACGCCACAAAGGAGCATGGAGCATGGCGATTTTTAGGGATGTAACAATAACTTGGCGTGGCAAGGATTACACTGTCACGCCAAGCATGAGGCTTATGCGATCAATCGAAATGGGCGATATAAGCCTGTCTGATATTGCCGTTCGCACATCGCAAGGTCGTCCTCCGATTTCTCATCTGGCGTTTGTTATCTCCAAGATGCTGCTATCGGTCGGCGCTGAAATCAGTGAAGAGGAAGTCTATTCCGAAATCCTTCGCGGCGATCAGTCTCAGGTTCAGAACATGATCGGCGTGGTGCTGATGGCGTTTTCTCCTGCGGAGGACGAGCGGGGAAATCAAGACGCCCAATCCGGCAACCAGTCGAAGGGTCGGGCGAAGTCAAAGGCGGCAAGTTAGACTGGAACGGAATGTATCTCTGGGCTCGCCAGTGGGGCATACAGCCAAGCGAGTTCTGGGATATGACGATCAGCGAGTGGTGGATAGAATACGAACTGCGTGCGCCAGTCGGAGAAGAGAAGTTCGCGGGAAAGCTAACGCGATCTGACGTAGACGACCTGAAGGCTTGGATGGAAGAAAAGAATGGCGCAGATCGAAGGGCTTCAGGTTAATATCCTCGCGAATATCTCTCAGCTTGAGAAGGCGCTTTCCGATGCCAAGAAGGCGCTTGCTTCTGTAGGAGAAGAAAGCAAAAAGCAAGCTGACAATATAAGTAATCCTCTTAAAGGCGCGGCTGATGCTATCGGCTCAAAATACGGATGGATGGCTGGTGAAATAGCCACGAAACTTGCTTCGCTTGCAAATCCTGCGGCATTGGCGGCAACTGCTGTTACTGCAATTGGTGCAGCCTTGCTTGCTTACTTTAATAATATCGGAGAGAAGACAACAACTATTGATGAAAGCCTCAAGAAACATGGCGATCTAATTAAAGCAATTAAACAATCTTACGGAGAAGCGTCCGCTGGGCTTGAAAATTATGCTCGCGACAGCAATGCTGTTTTAGAAGCATTAAATCGTGGCAGCATAGATACTCTGAAAAAACAATTAATATCACTTGCTAATGAATCACTTGCTGCGTTTACAACGGCTGCGCCAGCCACAAGCCAATGGAGCAGGTCTATTGATCTTGTTGCGGGTTCAGTTGTCCTTGCATCTCGTAGCCTGATCCCATTTAGAGATGCTATTGCAGACTATAATTATAGCATTCAAGCAGGGCAACCAGACTTAAAAAGGTATCGCGAAGCAATTGCAGATTTGATGAATGCGTCAAAAGATAATCAATCTATTCAAGATTTGGGGAACAAGCTTCTTGACGCGTCGAACAAGGCTTTTACAGCAGCAGGTACGATAGGCCAAGCAGGTCGTGCTATGCAGCTGCTATCATCGGACGCGCAGAATAGCGCAAATGCTTTAACACAATTCAACAAGTTGCTAGATGAAACGAACCGAATAGCACCAGCGCAAGTTGATGAGCGCAAGCGAGCAAAAGAAATATATGTTGCAATGCGGCAAGTGGCTGACGGTCGTCATGAGGCTGCTCTTGCCACGCAAGTTTACAACGACACAATGAAGAGACTTGATGAACAAGATGCTAAAAGAAACAAACCTTCTGCCGTCAAAGTAGACAACTCAGAAGCGGAACTTCGCCGCGAACAAGAGTCAATCGCCAAGCGCCTTGAGACGCTTAATCTTGGCTGGGGAACCGAGGAAGAGCAGCTAGCGGCGCATCTGGTAAGGAACCAAGACCTTATCAATCTTGCTAACCAAAAAAAGGTGACCGACGACGAGACGCACAAGATATTGATGGCAGGCGCAGAGGAAGAATATCAGAAGAAAATGGAAGGCTTGCGGATGGCGGGCATTAACAGCGCGCTGACTGCCACCGGGGAAGTGTTTGGTGCAATGGCTCGCGTAGTTCAATCTGGCGGCAAGAAGAACGTCAGGCTGGCGAAAATGTTTGGCGTTGCTGAGGCGATCATCGCCACGATGGTTGCCGCCAATAAGGCGATGGCTGTTTCAGCTACTGGCGGACCTGCGGCGGCGTTCGCAGCATGGGCGGCGGTGGCTGCAAAGGGTCTGGCGACGGTAGCGGCTATCCGATCCGTCAGTGAGAGCGGCGGCGGTGGTAGCGCAGCTGGCGCTGCATCTGGCGGTGGAGGAGGAGGCGGTGGAGCCGCTGCGGCTGATGGCGGTGGCGCAGCTGGTCGTGGCCCCGGTGGCAATTCGGTCTACATCAACCTTCAGGGTCAATCGTTTGGTCGCGATCAAGTGCGCGATCTGGTAAAACAAATTGCCGATTTCCAAAAGGACGGCGGGCAGGTGGTGTTCGCATGAGTATAATTTTTTCAGATAGCCTCGTCGCATCCGTCTCCGATCCACAGGTTGATCTAAATGCGCCTATCTTTGGTTATCAATCTTTCGTGACCGCCGCCGGGGTCGCCTCGGGTAATGCGGCGGCGGGCTATCCGATCACCAATGTCTCTAACATCTCCACAGCTTCCTTCTGGCGGGCGAGTGCAACGACGCTTCAATATATCACGGTCACCGTTAACCCTGCGCAGACGGTCGATTATGTCGGTGTGGCCCGCCATAACTTCGCGACGGCTGGCGTGGCTGTCTCGGTCGAAACGCAGGATGGCTTGGGTGGGGCATGGGTTGAAGTCATCCCGGCCAGCATCCCGGCGAATAACAACGCGCTCATCTTTCAGTTCACGCCGCAGTCGGCGTTTGGCGTTCGCCTAAAGCTAGCGGCGAGTACATCCGCGCCTGAGATCGCCGTGATCTTCGTCGGGAAACTTCTCATCTCAACGCAGCGCATTTACGTCGGCCATTCTCCGATCACGCTCAATCGCCGTGTTGAGGTCGTGACGGGCATGAGCGAGAGCGGTAACTATCTGGGGCGCATCATCACAGGGTCCAGCCTGACAACGGCTGTGAGCCTTACGAACCTGAAGCCAGACTGGTATCGAGCAAACTTCGATCCCTTCGTTGTGGCGGCTCAGGACAGCCCATTCTTCTTCGGGTGGCGTCCCTATAGCTACCCGAATGAAGTCGGCTTTGCGTGGCTTACGAACGATCCTAGCCCGTCTAATATGATGTCCAACGGTATGATGCAAGTTTCGCTGGAACTGAACGGGGTGAGCGCGTGAGGAGGCAGCTTGTCTACGTAGAAGTCGAGCAGGATTTTTGCAGCCTGACCTATGGCGTTGCGCCGTGTACGGCGGCAATCCCTACGACTGGCGCAGCAAAATGCTACAACTCCCGCAAGACATGCCAAGACACAGCGAACTTCACCAACGTTCCGATCACCCTGCGCTTCGGCTTGGACGTTGACTATCTGCCGCAGGATATCGAGTGCATCCCGTCGATCACCAACTGGGGCGTTTCGCCTGCGATTATCTCGCTCGGTGAAGACTTGGGCTTGCGCGCAGAAATGCGGGTCACGTTCAAAGATCACCCGTGGTCCGATACAGGTCCGGGCGGCGACAAATATCTTGCAGATCGGGCCTATGATCCCTTCACGCTCGGCACCTATTGGGGCAAATGGAGAGCGCGCGTTCAATACCTGCGCAGCAAAGCCATTCGCCTAATCGTAGGCTATGAAGGCCAAACGCTGGCTGAGATGGAAACGCGCCATTTTATCGTCGAGAGTTTCGACGGGCCAACGCCTGATGGGAACTTTACCATCATCGGTAAAGACCCGCTGAAGCTCCTCGATGGTGATCGTGCGCAAGCGCCAGCACCGAATAACGGGTTTCTTGTCGCTGACATAACCGCAGTCGCGACGACCTTCACGCTTTCACCTGTAGGCGTAGGGAATGCCGAATATCCGGCGAGCGGTTATCTAAACATCGGCGGCGCTGAGATTGTTCTGTTCACACGCTCGGCAGACGTTATCACGATCACAGCGCGCGGCCAGTTAGGGACGACAGCGCAGGCTCATCAAGCGCAGGATCGCGCACAGGTTGTGCTGCGTTATGATGGCGATGATCCTGCTGATATTATTTACGATCTGATGGTGAACTACGCAGGGCTTGATGCGAGTTATATCGATCTTGCAGACTGGCAGGCTGAGACCTCAAACTTTCTGCGCCGCGTCTATTCCGCCACGATTGGCGACCCGCAAAGCATAAAGCGACTTATTGTCGAACTGATCCAGCAAGCTGCGCTTTCGATCTGGTGGGATGATATCGGCCAGAAGATCAGGCTTCGCGTGCTTCGTGCTATCGAAACGGACGCAGAAGTTATCGGCGCAGATACGATCCAGCGTGGATCATTCCGCACAATGGAACAGCCAGATAAGCGCGTTTCTCAGGTCTGGATTTATTACGGGCAGCGCAATCCGTTGCAGCGTCTTGAAGATTTGGACAATTTCCGTTCGCTCGCTGTCTCCGCTGATCTTGATGCCGAGACGAATTACGGCTCGGCGGCAATCCGCAAGATATATTCTCGGTGGATTGCATCCGGCGGGCGCACAGTCGCAACGCGCGTTGGCGATATTATCCTTGGGCGATACAAAGACCCTCCGCGTCGGTTCAATATGACGTTCATTCGCGGAACGAAAGAGCTTGCCGCAGGACAGGGCTATCGCACCGCATGGTGGACGATACAGGACACGACAGGCGCAATCACCAATGCGCCAATCCAGATCACGCGCGTGAGCCCGAACTCGGGCAACTTCGAATATGAGGCTGAAGAGCAGCTTTACCAAATCCTTGATCCAGAGGACTTAAACAATCGCACGCTGATTTTCGATGCCGCCATTCTGGATGTGAACATTCGATCTGTTCACGACTCGCTTTATCCCGATCCCTTGGTTGGCGATACATTTACGCTGCGCGTTTATGTCGAGACAAACGTGGTTGTTGGCGCAAGCACAACCGCCAATGCCGCAATGACGTTAGGGACATGGCCGACTGGTGTTGTAATTGAAATCTACAACAACGGGCGCATCCAAGGTGGCGGTGGTAAAGGCGGCAACGCAGCTAAGAATGGGGTTGCAGCGCAGACTGGATTTGCTGGTGGGTTGGCGCTTTACACACGCAAAGCTATTACGCTGAATAATTTGTCTGGGAAAATATACGGTGGCGGTGGTGGTGGAGCAGGTGGTGTCATCAAGGAAAGCGGAAAGATGGCTGGCGGCGGCGGCGGTGGTGCTGGCTACGTTGGCGGTCCCGGCGGCGATACAGGAAACGGTGAGGAGAACGCTGGCCAACCGGGGACGCTTGATGCTGGAGGTCTTGGCGGTCCTGCATCAACCAGCCAAGCGCAGTCTGGCGGAAATGGTGGAGCTCCAGCGCAGCCGGGAGAAAGCCGTGGCGGCGGGAGTTTTGGTAGTGTTATTGCAGGCGGCACAGCAGGTGGCGCGATTGATGGCGATAGCTTCATCACATTTACAGCACTAGGTGACATCAAGGGAACGAGGATAAACTAATGCCCGATCTTGCTAGATTTCAGAGAACTATCGTTGATACGACGGGCGCAATCATTGCCTCGCCAACGATAGAAGTTCGCGATCAAGTAACAAATGCACTTGTTTCGATTTATTCAGATCGCGCTGGCGCTTCAGCAATCAGCAATCCCTTCACAGGGACAAGCGGTGGTCTGGCGGCTTTCCACGTAGCGGGAGGGGCTTACAATATCACAGCGACTAGTGGAGCCTTTAGCGTCACATGGACATGGGTTGGGATCGGAACGGCGAGTGAATATGATTTCACTGACGTTCAAGATTATATCGACACCGCCACAGAAGTAGCAGGCGTTGGCGTTATCATCGATGGCGGTGGCGCAACGATCAACACGGGATTGCGCGGGGATATTGTCATCCCCTTCAACTGCACAATTACGCAGTGGACGCTCTTGGCTAATCAGTCTGGCTCAATCGTTATAGATATTTGGAAAGATACCTACGCAAACTTTCCTCCCGTCATAGGCGACACCATAACAGGCAGCGCCAAACCGACCATTTCCTCATCCACCAAAGGCCAAAGCTCTACCTTGACCGGATGGACAACCAGCTTTGTCGCTGGCGATATTCTGCGCCTGAACGTTGATAGCATCACCAGCATTCAGCGGGTTACGCTGTTCCTTACTTTGGCTCGCACATGACGAAATATATTCTTCTCACAGGAACGGGAACGTGGGCCATCCCGGCTGATATGTCTGCGCAGAACCGCGTCATTGTGATCGGCGCAGGCGGCGGCGGTGGGCGAGCAGCAAACGGCGGAAACAATGGTCGCGGCGGCGGAGGCGGGGCCGTTTCTATCAGTGAGAATTTTGCATTTACGCCAAGCGGTTCCGCTTTCTTTTCGTGCGGTGCGGCGGGAACAGGCGCAACGGTCGCCAACACGGCAGGCACGGCGGGCGGTGATACGTGGCTAAACTGGAATACATCGACGAACACATCATCGAACACTGCGCCAACGTCGAACACCACAGGCGTGCTGGCGAAAGGCGGGCTTGGTTCAGCCACAGGCGTTGGTGGCGCATCTGGCAGCGGATGGGGGTCTACGAAATACAGCGGCGGATCGTCAGTCGGCGTTATTGGGACCGATGGCGGCGGCATAGGTGGTGGCTCTTCAGCTAGTGATTTAACCAGCGGCTATAACGGCTGCGGACCTTTTGAGTGGACGCTGTTCAGATACACAGGCGGTGGCGGTGGAGGCGGTGGTGTTTACGGAGCCCCAACACCTGTTTCGACAATCACGAATGTCGGCGTTAATGGAGGATTAAATTCTTCGAGTGGCAATGCGGCTGGCGGATCAACAACAGGTCAAGCAGGAGCCGCAGGAACTCTTTCTGGTGGCGGCGGAGGTGGCGCAGGTGGTGGCACAGGTGTATGCGGCGCAGGCGGAGCAGGTGGGCCGGGTTCTCAATTCGCGATTACAGCAGGCGGCACGGCTGGCTTCGGCGGTAGTGGTGGCGGTGGTGGTGGTTCAGAAAACGGATCAGGCGGCGCAGGCGGCGTAGGCGGTCTTTACGGTGGCGGCGGCGGCGGTGGTGGCGGTGGGTCTACCACAGGCAACGGCGCAGCTGGTGCGGCTGGTGCAATCATCATAGAATACGAGCCTGCCGCTATCGGGCGGAATACATTGTTTTACGTCTACTAGCGTGCTAGTCTAGCACGCGATCCGAAATGAACGGGATATGCCATGCCTCAGAATACAACCATTGCGGTGCCTGCTGTTACTTGGACGCAGTTGACCGACGCCGACATCACCTCGATCACCTTTCAGAACGTTGGCTCCAATCACGTTGTCATCAAGGCAACGACAGATGGAACGGCTCCCACAAATTCGGCTGGCGGCTTTCGCTATAATCCCGGCCAAGGCGAGCGCAACGTGGCTCTAAGCGACCTATTTCCCGGCATTGCGAGCCGTGATCGCCTCTGGTGCTATTCGACTGACGGTTCCGCCGTGGTCGTTTCACATGCGTGAAATAATCTCGCCACTGGACGGTATTCGCTCGCCGTTTGGACCGAGACGGGGTGGGGCGCCATTCACCCCCGCTCTGCTGTTCGCATCCGGCGAGCAGGGCGTCTGGTACGACCCGTCCGATTTCTCGACGCTGTTTCAGGATAGCGCAGGCACGACGCCCGTGACGGCGGTCGAGCAGCCTGTTGGGTTGATGCTCGACAAGAGCAAGGGGCTGGCGATTGGCTCAGACCTTCTCGCACCGTTGAACTTCAGCACGTTCGCAACCAGCGGCGGCCCGGTTACAATTGACAGCGCAACAGCGTACACGGCTGCGGCGACGGCAAACGTCTACAAGGCTGTTTTGACGGTTGGCAAGTGGTACAGGGTCACCATCAATGCCACGTTCACATCGTCGGCGTTGACGCTTTACAATGCAACAAGTGCATTAAACACTATCGGTTCTGGACTGACCAGCGGCGTTACGGCGACTTACTATTTCAACGCTGTTGCCACACAGTTCAACATTCGCCCGACCAACGCGGGAACTGTCACGGTCAACAACCTCGCGCTTGTCGAGATAGCCGGAAACCACGCCACGCAAGCCACCTCCGCCGCACGCCCGACGCTGAGCGCGCGGGTGAATTTGCTGACGAAAACTGAAGAGTTTAATGATGCGGCGTGGCAGAAAACCGCAATTACAATCACGGCTAACGACACAACCGCCCCTGATGGGACGACTACTGCTGATAAGTTTGTTGAGTCGAATACATCAACATCTGGCACAATCCTAGCTACTTCAGCGACAATTGCGCTCACGAATCAGAGAATTGTTGTTTCGGTAAAGCCGTCCAATACGACTTGGCATATTGTTGGCGTATTCAATAATGCAACGTCTGAGTATGTCTTGGTTTGGTTTAATATATCAACGGGCGTTGTTGGGACATCTTCGACAGTAGGGACGGCTTTCTCCCTAGTCGCGCTGTCGCCATCAATCACCGCGCAAGCTAATGGTTTTTATCAGCTAGGCTTCACTGTCAGCACAACTGTTACGCAGGCAAAGATATTTTCTTGTTCTGCAACGGCGGATGGCGGCCTCACCCGCGTGACCAGCGGCACATATTGGACATGGGGCGCAGACCTCCGCGTAGCCAACGACACGGCGCTGCCGGTCTACCAGCGCGTGAACACGGCCACGGACTACAACGCGACGGGCTTCCCGTACTATCTGCGGTTTGATGGCACCGACGACAGCATGGCGACGGCGAGCATTGACTTCACGGCCACGGCGCAGATGAGCGTGTTTACGGGCTTGAGGAAGTTGAGTGATGTGGGACTTGCAAATATTATAGCTGAGTTGAGCGATGCCACGACGAACAACCGCTATTCTATGGGTGGATTTCTAACCCCATCGACTCGTTACTTTACTAGCTCTGGAGGCACATTGCTTTCAAGCAATGAGGTAACAAACGCCGCATTTTCTACGCCAATTAGCAATGTCCTGACAGGGTTGGCAGATATTAGTTCTGATCTAAACCAACTTAGAATAAACGGCGTATTGCAAGCATCTAACACAGCGGATCAAGGTACTGGCAATTACCCGAACGCGCCGCTTTACATAGGTCGCCGCGCTGGTGCGACGTTCCAATTCAACGGTCGCATCTACTCCCTCCTTGTACTAGGCAGGGCAGCAACAGCAACCGAGATCACGAATACCGAGACATGGATCAACGGAAAGACAAAGGCGTACTGACGTGGTGAACCCATCAAAGATCATCAATGAAGAGTTCTTTGCGGAACGGTCAACGCCGGAACCTGCTACCGGCTGCTTGTGCTGGACGCGTCACATCAATCAAGGCGGCTACGGCACCTTTAAGCATAAGGGCAAGCAGCGGATGGCCCACCGTGCGATGTGGGAACACAAGAACGGGCCTATCCCTGAAGGCATGGTCGTCTGCCATAGCTGCGACAACCGCCGCTGCATCCATCCAGAGCATCTGTTTCTTGGAACGACGCAGGACAATGTGGACGACAAAATGGCGAAGGGGCGTTTCATCTCTAACCTTGGAGAGCGGTCAGGAACGTCAAAGCTTACTGACGAGCAGATCGCCGCTATCCGCATAGACACTCGACCACAGCGGGTTATTGCACGCGACTTTGGCGTGTCACAGTCCAATGTCTCGCTAATTAAAGCCGGTTCAACTTGGGGGCATTTGCCATCCTTGGAAGACAAGCGAATGACTGTGCAGGAGTTCGCAAGCCTTATGGCTGTTCCGTACAATAAATTTCGCCATCAGCTTATCCGTAAACAGCGCGGTCTTCGACAGTCGCTTGAATATTGCGGGGTGACCGTATGAGCGACATCTATCGAAATTTGATCGTCCCCACCGCCAACGTCGAGCTGGCCAGAGACATCGCCGCATCCTTCGGGTCCGGCGGTATTGGCATGTGGACGACCCCGCTGTCTGCTGACGGCAAAGACCCGGCGACCTATTACATCTCATCCGGCTACGTCCCGCCGGACTACGGCTACCTCGTCCCCTGCCAGACATGGGAGCAGGGCGAGGACGGCGCATGGACCATGACGGGCAGCGAGCCGGGCGATCCCGTGGCGGTTTACACCGCCGCCACTGCGCAGGGCGTCGAATGCACGCAAGCCGACGTTGACGCGCTGTTCGCCGTGGCCGATGTGACGACGCAAGAGCCGTTCACGGCTATGGGGCGGCTTGGCGTGCAGATCGTCAACCCACCGGAAGAGAATTAATGTTCTGGCTCATCGTGCCGCTGATCGCATTGCTGGCGGCGCTTGGTGACGATAAAACGGATAGGTAACAATGGACCCGCAATCTCTCATCAACGTCGGCGGCGGCATCATCTTAGCTGGCATCGGCTGGTGGGCGCGTGTCATCTGGGAGAGCGTGCAGCGCCTCAAGGAAGACCTGCACGAGATCGAAGTTGATCTGCCTAAAAGTTATGTCAGCAAGAGCGACCTCGACAAGCGAATGGCGCACATCGAGAGCATGTTTCAGCGTATATACGACAAGCTCGACAACAAGGCCGACAAATAATGGACGCTCGCAGCGAACGCAACCTGATCGGCGTGCATCCCGATCTTGTCAAAGTGATCCGCCGCGCCGCCAAGGCGGGCGGATTTATTGTCACTGAAGGCTTGCGCACTAAGGCGCGGCAGGCGCAGCTTGTGAAGGCTGGTGCATCCAAGACGATGAACAGCCGCCACATCACCGGTCACGCCATCGACGTTGCCGCCGTGGTCAACGGCGAGGTCCGCTGGGACTGGCCGCTATACTCCGCCATCGCCAAGACCGTGAAGGCTGCGGCGAAGGACTTGGGTGTGCCCATCATCTGGGGCGGCGACTGGAAATCATTCCGAGACGGGCCGCACTTCGAACTTGACAGAAAGGCGTACCCGTGAGGCTAATCATCCTGCTGTTGCCTTTAGTTTTATCGGGCTGCGGCGCAATCCGTGAGTTTCCGAAATACTGGTAAAAGGAGAACACTATGGACAAGGATATGTTCGAACGCCTGTTCCGCACTGCGTTGCAGGTTGTCGGCGCAATCGTCGCCACTCGCTACGTTGGCGAGGAGAACTGGGCCGCCATCTCGGGCGCGCTGCTGACCATCGGCACGACCGGCTGGACGATCTACGCCTCGCGTAAGGCCGTGAAATGATAGAGGCGCTCGCCATCGGCGGGGCCATCCTCGCCATCATCGGCGTGTTCTTTGGCGTCATCTGGCTGGCCGAGCGCAAGGGTAAGGCCGAACTACGAGAGGAACAGCGCGATGAAGAGCTTCGCCGGTTGCAGGACGCCATTGAAGCTGACGTTCGTGCTCGTGAGCGGATTGCTCGCGGCGAGCTGCTCCAGAACGACGGCTTCCGTAGGGACTGAATGTCTCGTCTGGACGCCGATCTCATGGTCGTCCAAGGACACGCCCCAGACCATCGAAGGCGTCAAGCTGAATAATGCTCGGCGGAACGCATGGTGCCAAAAATAAAATGTTGCGCTTTTGCCTCCCCAAAGCGCGACAGACCGCCGCCTCGTCCTGCTCCTTCGGGGCGGCGGTCACTCTAAAGATTCCTGATATTTCTTCACAGCGTGAATGATCGTCGAATGATCTTTATTCAATAGCCGCCCGATCTGCGGATAGCTCATCGTGCCGCGCTGGTAGAAAATCCACGCTGCTTTTCTGCGCGCCATAACAATGTGGTTCACGCGGCTGTTTCCCAGAATGTCCCTGACTGTGATGCCAAACTCTTCGGCGCATTCTGCAATGATGCGCTTTCTAAAGTCTCTCTCGACGCGAGCTTTAGGTTCAGGCTCAGGATCAGGCTGGGGATCAGGCTGAATTTCTTGAATAGTTTTTAATTTAACAACACCGCCACTGATCCGTGCGCGCACTGCTTTGTAATGCTCAACTTGTTCTTGATGATTCATTTTTGCTCTCTTGAGGAAAGACCCCGGCTGCGAGGCCGGGGCAAGTCAAGGGACGTACAGATTGGACTGAAGGGAAGACCCATCAGCCAATCCGCGCCGGAATATCCCAGCGCCTCCGGCTCGCGCCGAAGCTCTACCGTGCAGAACGCTGCACGTATTTCTGTTTGTACCGTTCAGCGCGGGGCTTAAGCCGCACCTTCCAGCCGTGAAATCCACTGACATGACATGACGCCATCTGCGTTGGCGTGCGCACGCCAGAAGCGATGCAGAGCCTCATGTGCGAGACGCCAGCCGCGATCCCGTAGCCGCATTCATGCAGACGCGCAGGATTGTATCCCATCGCGCGTGCGGTGCCGGGCATGACCTGAAAGACGCCTCTCGCCCGCCCGTGCCGCGTCTTGGGGCCTGTCGCGTTGCAGCGGTAGCCGCTCTCCAGCTTTGCAATACGCAAGGCTGTCGTCGTCCACTGCGCGCCGATCTGCCGCGTCGTCTCCGTTGCGATCATCTGCTGCACGGACGCTGCGGCGGGTGATGCGGACAACATGGCGGCAAGGGCGAGGGTGCGGGTCATGTTGGGGCCTTGTACTTTGCGAGGATGGCGCGGATGTAGGCCAGCGCCTCCCTGTACTCCTTCTCCTTCTCCGCATAGGCGCGCAGGGCGGTGGCGGCTTGCGCCATTAGCTGCTTACCGCAAATATCGTCGGGGTATCTTGGGCCGGACAATTCTTCCAACCGCTCAATCAGATCATCCATTATTTGCTCCCAATTTCATCAAAGCGATATCTGCGAGGATCGGGGTATCTTTGGCTTACCGCCTCGCACCATTTTGCTTTGCTTGGCACGTCTTCCGGGCTCATGAACTCAGCGCATTGAAAACAAACAGCAACGTCTTTCGGTGCGTACCACGTTCGCGTGCGACAGTAGCAAAAGCAGCAATGTTCAGGCGGTTCGCTTGGCGGGAAGTTGTCGTGTGTCAGTTCAATTGCCATTGTCATTGTCCTTGCTCATGGCTTTTGCTCCTGTGCTGCTGCGCGGCGGGTCATCCCTGCGGCTCCGTGTTGGTGAGGCGCTTGTTCAGCACTAGCGACCAAAAGAACCCGCCGCAGGTCTTGGCGGCAAACTGCAAAGCGACGATGCCGGGCAAGAACCCACCGAACGCGATTGTTGGGAACAGAAGGCTATCGACCGCCGCGCCAGCGACGTTGGAGCCGTTAGACCGCTGGAGGTATGTGCGAGCCCGCAGCCAATGATAAACGGCGGCGTCCATGAGCGCCGCGCATACAAAGGCGACAACCGACGCCACGGCAATCCGGCCCGCCGCTGGGTTGAGCGCATAGGACAGGACTCCAGCACTCGCGATAAGTGCGCCCATCCGATGCCAGAGCCCACGCCCGCGCCATGAGTCATGCAAGCGATCACGCAATGACAGGTCTAGGCCGATGAACAAAAACGAGTTGATTGGGCTGACCCAAGGGCCGAAAGTCGCAACGGACAAATTCGCGGCAACCATCGCAAACAGGTAGGCAAGAACTGCGATCATCCGACAAGCTCCAACTGCTCGGGCTGCTGCGCCCATGTTCCGGGGCATTGCTGCGCATCCCACTTGGCTGCCATTTTGCCGGGGGAATTTTGCGGGCGGTTGTGGTTTCGGGCAACATCGGTCGAATCTACCGAGGCGAACGGCCAATGCCTGCCGCTCAATTGCATTCCCCGCAACATGTGAACCCTTGGCAAGAACTTGTGGCGCTTTGTAATCTCGTTCCATGCCTCGTCCATCCGCCTGCTCCATGATGGCGAAAGGACAACTGCGTATTCTGCTGTCGATCCTATGCACACGCGGGGCCATTCATCGCACAGCCGCAATAGACGGTGCATCGGCTCGTCCATGTGCCAAACGGGAGCGCCCTTATGGCCGTGCGGCCATTCTCTGATAAGCCCGTCCTGTTCTTGCGATCCTGCGTCAATCACGTCTGGAATCACCGCCCATGTTTCGGGATAAAACAGCCACCGTTCGGCCCATTTATAATAGGCAAGCCAATCAGTCGCCCTACCTATTTTCCATGCAGAAAATGCGCCATTATCCAACATCACCGATTGTCCGATCTGGTGGCACCTCGCCACGTCTTGCGGGTTTGCGTGCGACACACAGAAATGCCGTCCCGCCAATTCATAGAGGGCGGCAATCGGCGTTATTGGTGTGCCGTGATAATGGATCACGGCCTATCCCCCCAATAATAACGCTCTTTCACGCGGACGTATGCCGATAGCGGCGAATTTCGTAACCGTGTAACTATGTCAAACTGCACGCTCGCCTCCCAGCTTGCCATACTTCGCCTCGATCTCCTCAAGCGTCAGGATGTTGACTGGCGCGAGCGAGATCGGGGGCGGATAGAGGTTGTATTGATGCACTATCGGTTTGCGTTTGCGTTCGACGACGTTGAATGACGGCGCAGGCGCTTTGTACTCCTCTCGCCGTCTTGCGCGCAGTCTTGCTTTGTATTCGCGCTTGCATTTGCGGCGCTCGTCGATGTCAACGTGGGGCATCTGCTTCATCCCGGCTTAGTTTGACGATCATCTCTTGCACCGTCGCGCGATCTTTGTCTGCGCCCGACAGCATCAAAGCGAACGCACGGTAGTTGATGCCGTCCAGATGGCTGTCGTAGTGTTCCGGGCATGTTGCGCGTCTTGCATCTTTGACTGACTCAAGCACGATGGCGACATCATAGGCGCTGATTGCCTTATCAAGTTTAAGAGTAGCCAGCTTGGCGGCACGGTCAAAGTTGGCTTCGATGCCGCCGTAGTTCACGCCGCGATCATCAATGAGTGCGGCGGCGGCGGTTAGGATGTCTTTCGGGTTCATCACTTCGCTCCGATCAATTGATTGTAAACTTCAACCTCGCTGTTGCCCCAGAACATATCGCCATTTAGCTTGATACCTGCCCAGCGTCCGCTGGTTTCGCCATAAATTCCGACGACATGATCGTCGCAGATAATCGTCTTCGTCCCGTCCTCATTCTCTATTAATGACCACATTTGATGCTCCTCTATCCATTGCAACTATTTCACAAGATCGGACCTATGTAAAGCAATTATTTCATCTTGGGCAGCGATGTTGCCATGCGCCACGATCACTTTGTAACCGCAGCCGATCAGATAATCGCGCCAGCCTTTTTGCTTTTCGCTCAGAACTCCTCCCTTAGCGCGCTTCATTTCGATCCAGACGCGCCATTCGGGGATGAAAAGATCAGGCACACCAGCCGATACGCCTTCAGCCTTTAGCTTCGCCCCGGCAGCTAATCCTCGCCACCCACCGTTAGGGATGGCGAAGATGCGAACGCCGGGGTGTGTCTTGCGGAACCAAGACACGAATTCGCGTTGCTCCAGATGCTCACTCAAAATGGTATCTCCTGCACCCATCTATCGCACTGATCCGCCTGCCCCGTGAACTCAATCGGAGGCTCAATCCCAAACTCGACACATTTTCCATCGAGCCTATAAAAGTCGCATGTATGGCAGCATTTCGGCGGTCCTGCCGCAAGCCACTCACGCCACTGCCTGAGAAACTCCGGTTCTGGCGGTCGTCTTTTCGTTTGCATTCCAGTTCCTCCTTATCACACGATGGAATTTACCGTCTTGTCTGTATTCGATATTCATCGGCGGGGTGCAGGCGTTCATATTATCCGCCATCTCATCGATGGAGCGAACGTTTAAGCCGCCGTGCTTGATCCCGCCTCGCTCTGCGATTTGAGAGAGCGTGCGCGCAGCCTTCTGGCCTGCGTAACCTTCGTATCCGACAGTCAGATACTCTGTAACTGTCGGATCAGAAAGGTCGCCATAGTAAGTCACCGCAAGCATATCCTTGCCACTGGTGCGGCTGGTGTGTTTGCGCCAACGCCATGAGGTGACGGCCATCTCTAGCCCTTCCAGACCCATGATATCGACATCAGACAGCCTCCATTGTTTCGGCTCTGGCAACGGAAACGGGTTGCCGCAATGCTGGCATATCTTTGCTGTCGGGTGACAGAGTTCGCCGCAATTGTCGCAGACCTTAACAGGGGCTTCGCCGTCTCCGTCGCCTTTCTTTTTCGGCGGGCGAACTGCGATGATCGGACCATGTGTTTCGACTACGCCAGCAAAGTCGAGAACGATACAGTGATCGGTGTGCGACTTCGGGCGCATTCCACGCCCCGCCATTTGCACATACAAGCTGGCGCTCATTGTCGGGCGCACCATCGCGATCAGGTCGATGTCAGGATAATCGAACCCCGTCGTCAGAACATTGGCGTTCGTCATCGCCCTGATCTTACCAGCCTTGAAAGCCTCCAGCATTTCTTCGCGCTGGCGCTTGGGCGTCTCGCCAGTCACGCAAGCCGCCTCGATCCCGTTCGCCTGCAACGTCTCTGCCATGTGCTTTGCGTGATCGACGCCAGTGCAGAAAAACAACCATGCTTTGCGATCCTCGGCGCGCGTGATGACCTCGCGCACCACAGCCTCGTTCGTCAGCTTGTTATCAACCGCCGCTTGCAATTCGCT